AAGCAGAAAAAATAGCAGCTAATGCCTTTGGTATGTCTTACGAGAGATATCAGAAAGTTAAACAAAAACCACAAATAGACCCTACTCTTGCTAGAGTTATTGATTTAGAGTTCGGTGTTTATAAGCTAAAAGAGACTATTAAAACTCTTCAAACCACTTTAGATAAGGAGCAAGTACCTGCTCAGCTAGTCCTATCGGCAGAGCAAACCGAAACTATTAAAAAACCAAAACCCGTAAAACTCCAAGCCGTAGAAGAGGAAGTCAAAAAAGTTAAATCCCTACTCACACAAGCAAAGGTCAAAAGGTTGTTGGAGTATCGGGATGGAGAGCTTTATTGGAAGGTTGCTCAAGGTATAAAAATTAAAAAAGGTGATAAAGCTTGTTTTTTCCTGACTAATGGCGGTTACTTTTCTCTTTATATTCCATCTGAACAAAAAACCTATATGGTATCACGATTAATATTTCTAATGTTTCATGGTTATTTACCTGAGTGTGTATCTTTTGTGGACGGCAACTCTCGGAATACTAGAATAGAGAATTTAAGAGAGGCAACTCCATCGCAAATTAGCTGTCATAGGAAAAAGCCCAGCAACAATACTTCAGCTTTTAAAGGAGTTTCTTTTAGCAAACAAGTAAGTAAATATAAAGCTACTATTATTAAAAAGAAGAAATCTTATCATCTAGGCTATTTCGATACCGCCGAAGAAGCTCATAAAGCTTACTGCAGGGCAGCTAAGAAACTACATAGAGAATTTGCACGAATAGCGTAATAGAAATAGCAAGAGAAGAAGGGCAAGTACGATGAATACAGATTTTATTATTAACGAAGAATTTGCAAAACTTATTCCTCCGTTATCCAGTGATGAGTTAGATAGATTAGAGCAGAGTTTGCTTAATGATGGTTGTCTCAATCCATTAATAATATGGAATAATACTATAATAGACGGACACCATAGGTATGCTATCTGTATTAAGCACAACATAAGCTTTAACATAATAGAAAAGACAGAGCTGGAAACCGAGCTGGACGTAAAGCTCTGGATGATTAATAACCAGTTTAGTAGAAGGAATTTGCCTACGGAAATCAGGGTTGCTCTTGCCTATAAGCTCAAGGAGTTTGAAGCACAGAAGGCAAGAGAGAGGCAATTATCCGCTTTAAAACAATTTTCCAAGCAAGAAGAAAGTGCAGAACTAAGCCAGTCTACCGATAGGTTAGCGCTAACCCCACGGAGTGAGACAGAAAATAGCAAGACTCTAGACATTATTGCCCAGAAAGCAGGAGTAAGCCATACTACAGCATTCCAGTACGATGCTATCCAACGCAAAGGAACAGAAGAACAAAAAGCCAAAGTTGCAGAAGGTAAGTCTAGTATTAACAAGGTCTATACCGAAATTAAACAAGCAAAGCAATCGGAAGAAGATAAGCGGATAGTTCATTTGAAAATAAAAGGTAGCGGAGTAGCTGTTATTCAGAAATACGTTAGCGGTATTTATAATGAATTAGAAGACCTTAATACGAGTAAAGATTTAACGGGAATCCGTCATGCACTTTTAAATAGCTACCTTGGGCAAAAAGAGAATTTCTTAGCTTGTGTATCTAATATAGACAAACACAAGAAACTAGTAACACGAAACTTAACGGCATTATCTGAGTCGGTTGAGGATTTAGAATTAACTGTGAATCAAGGTAAACACATAATTAGGCTAGAAGCTCCAAAAGATAAAAAAATTGCTAAACTATATGAGAGGTACTATGGCTAAAGCCAAATGTGAAGAAATTGTTATAGAGCATTATTTACAATCCCATATTAATAATGAGTTTAAAAATGACCTTTTGTGGTTAATCAATGAAAGAAGTAATGATGGTATATTTTTAGAAGTATTGTCTCGATTGTTGGAAAACAATAACAAAGCAACTCTTAAGGTTTTAGATACTCTTAGCCAAGTAGCAATACAACAAGTCATTACTGATTGTCCAGAAGGGTTTATGAGTAGGTTAATTAAGGAGTATGAAAATGAATCATCAAACTAATCATGAAACTATAACATGGCAGGCTACTAATATTAAACTGGCCTGCTTAAAAGAATATACCCATAATCCAAGAAAGATAACCAAGGAAATGCTGGATAAACTAGCTGCTCATATAAAGGAGGACGGGTATCATCAGAGAATAATAGTAGATAACGATTACACCATTATCGGCGGCCACCAGCGTAAAAAAGCTTTACACATGGCAGGTTATGATGATGAGACTGAAATTGAGGTGTTAATGCCGAGTAGAAAACTAACACCGGAGGAAATAGACAGGTTGAATATCAGAGATAACCTAGCATTCGGTGAATATGACTTTGATGTACTAACGGAGCGGTTTGATATGGAGGAGCTATTATCTTTTGGTATGGATGAGGAAATGCTCGCGCCTGTATTTGATAAAACCATATTAGAAGAAATAGGGGAAGAAGAGGAAATAGAACTGGAGGGAGAAGCTACTGCTAGGCTTGGTGATATTTACCTGCTTGGGTCTCATCGTTTAATGTGTGGGAATAGTACTAATCCGCAGCATGTTGAAAAACTAATGGCTGGGGCAAATCCGATTTTAATGGTAACCGATCCGCTGTACGGTGTGGAGTATGATCCAGGCTGGCGCGAAGGATGCGATTTAGGAGTCGGGGAGCGTTCTAAAGGTAAGGTACTAAATGATGATAGGTATGACTGGTCTGATGCTTATGCGTTATTTACCGGTGATGTGGCTTATGTCTGGCATAGCTCAAAGTATACTCATAAATTTGCTGAAAATATAGAAAGTAGCGGTTTTGAATTGATTTGTCTGATTATTTGGACAAAGCAGCAGTTTGCATTAAGTCGTGGTGATTATCATCATCAGCATGAGCCTTTATGGTACGGAGTACGGAAAGGGAAGAAGCATAACTGGCAGGGCAAACGTGATCAATCTACCGTATGGGAAATTACGAATAATAATCCATTTGGTAATAGTTCTCATAATATAGAAGAAACGTGGGGACACGGCACACAAAAACCTATTGAGTGTATGCTTCGGCCAATACTTAATAACTCTACGCAAGGTGAAAGTGTCTACGATCCGTTTGGCGGTAGCGGTACTACGTTAATTGCCTGCGAGAGGTCAAAGCGTAACTGTTACATGATGGAATTATCCCCTATTTATGTTGATGTTATAATAAAGAGGTGGGAAAAGGAAACTAATAAAAAAGCTGTATTGTTGAATGAGTAAACAGAAAAGAGATATTACGCCGGAGGAGTCCGCGCAGGTTGAATCCTTGGCGGCGCACGGTCATACACAGAGAGAGATTGCACATTTCTTAAAGATATCTCCTACCAGCTTTAAAAGAAAGCTTAAAGAAGATAGCCTTTTAATGGCCTCCTGGAGGAGGGGTCGCTTTAAGGGTAAGGAGTATGTTCTCTCAAGGCTTTGGAGGTTTATCAAAAATGATGAGTTGAGTACCATTAATTTAAGTGCAATTCAGTTTTATTTACGCAATACCGGCTTTGGTACGGAAAGCAATAATGACAATAATGAGTTGCACTTATCATTTGGTAATAAATCTGCCATGGAAATAATAAACAGCACTTTAACTGCTCTTGAAGAAGGTGAAATAAACGTTCCTCAAGCACAACAGCTTACTAGTTTAGCCTTAGCTAAACTGAATATAGAAAGCCGCACTCAAGAAGATAAAGCGGTATCAAAAGAAATGAAAATAGAAGAAACAAGAGCATTTGCAAAAGAACTGGAACAGGTACTAAAGAATATAGATATTTTAACTAAAAATATTAAAAAATAATCATGTCGACAGGAAGATATATTAATGGTGTAGGTAGAAAGGCATATAGAAAACCTTTAGCAGAAGAAGAGAAAGATATACTAAGTGCAATTAAACAAGATCAACGAGCGGCATTTGCTCGGTACAAGGAGCTAGTCAAAGCTCGTAAGGAAAGAGAAAAGTTGCGTCCTAGAGAGCCTGAAGTTTATCATCACGATATCTGTAAAAAGTCATGAGAAAATCAGGATAGCTAAAGCCTATGGTATAATTACTTTAGCTAAGGAATGAGCATAAAGTAGTAAGATAAAGTGTTAAATGTTCTAGATATTTTCTCAGGCATAGGTGGCTTTTCAATAGGATTGGAAGCTGTAGGGATGAAAACAGTCGTATTTTGTGAGATTAACCCATTCTGCCAAAAAATATTAAAAAAACATTGGCCATCCGTACCTATATTTTCTGATATTACCACTATACATAAGGAAGACTTAAAAGCTCTGCCAAGAATAGACGTAATTGCAGGAGGATTTCCTTGCCAGGATATATCGGTAGCAGGTAAGCGAAAAGGAATAACGGCTAAACGCTCGGGATTATGGCAAGAATATAAGAGGTTAATAAATGAAATCAGACCAAAATATGCAATTATCGAAAACGTGGCAAACCTGCGAAGTCAAGGACTTATCGCCGTCCTGCAAGATTTATGGGAGATCGGGTATGATGCGGAGTGGCATTGCATACCGGCTTCCGCCTTTGGTGCACCTCACAGACGGGATAGAATATGGATTATTGCCCACCCCGCTTGCATCGGCAAAGTCGGATTGTCCGTCGGAAAGGAGAAGACAGAGTCCTCACTTGGAGACAGTTATAAGAATGCTCCCGACCCCGACTGCAAGCGATGCGAGCATAGGGAATATAATAAGCAAAGACGATGTTTACCTGGTAACAAAAACTGGCAGCATTCGGAAACACAACAGGAATGGAATATCAGGAAGTCTGGGGCTAGCCAGATATGTAAGATTCTTCCCGACACCGACCAGCAGGGATTACAAGGATGTAGGGGATTTAAGGAAACTAGCCAAATATGTGCACAAGAGCAGATTGGCATGTACTATTGC